GTGTTGTTACACCATGGGTTATTTTACCGGCAAGCTATTGCCGTTAGGCTCCTTTGTACGCTAGTACTTTGGAAGTCAAATGCACGGAATTTACGATCCGTTAAGAGCACCGAATCTGATAGGTTACCCTCGCGGCCATTTTGGTTATCAAAAGAGCTGACTTGTCCATACTGGGGCTTTCTTATTCATCGCTTATCGTTCTGTTATCTATCACTCTACTACGTTCAGATTTTTGACAGGACGCCATGAGGTTGTACATAGTCCTCAGGTTTAAGTTCCTTTAGACAACTCATTATATAAACTTGTTTCAGAAGTTTCAATCTACTTGCTTGTTTATTTTGAGTTTGTCGTTGACTGACTCTTTTTATTTCCGTGTGTTTGTTTATATCGATTCCCCTTTATCGATTCACGATGTCTACCATTTTAAATGGAAATCGTGAGAATTATGACGCAGTTTTAACTGCTGACTTAAAGGTAATTTGGTCCACCATAGGCAAGTGGATTTGTTCAGTTATCTGCCCCCCGAAGCAATTTGAGTGTAGTGCTCTTATGAGACTAAGAAGCGTGTTGATCCACGCCCTATACAATACATGCGCAGAGGGGACAGCACTGTCTGAGACATGATGCAACAATAGCGGTTGTTGTGTCCGGCCTAATACGCTTTCACATGATGCTGGTCGCACTGCTTACCGAGAGGCAAGTAAGTTTTCCTTTGGACAAGCCCTCAATAGGGATCTCCGCCTTGTGATGAAGCCACGTTAGCACTTGATGTAAGGTTCTGAAGTGTGAAAGGTTTGCAAAGCATTCAACTCTTTTTTTGGTGTTGGTTGTCTCTTTGTATTTCATAAACCCACTACGGTGGGGTTTCACATTTACTTACTGTTAGTGCGGACAGGTACCCGCCGTCCATAATGTGCACCGGAACCGCTACAGGAACCAATTGTGCCGCCTATATGGCTTGGACGTTATGCAATTGCCGGCTGACGGGTATTCGGTGTTAAGGCAAGCTTCAGAATGAGCAAAAACTCCCAACCTTTCTCGGCAACTTCTTCCAGTTATGGATGTGTGAACATGTATTGTTCACCAATCGCTTTCAGCTATGCTAATGATTTGTG